AAGATCCACTGTATAGTTCTGAGACACGTCGAGACCGACGAAGTACAAGAATATGGTCCTGGCGAAGACGACATCAAAGCAGCGATGTTTACACTGATGAACGCTGAAGAGGTCATTGGTCACAACATCATTGCGTATGATATACCAGCGCTCCAGAAAGTGTACCCTGGCTTTGAGATACTAGGTAAAGTCACAGACACAATCGTACTGTCGAGGTTAACTGAAGCCAACCTGGCAGAGAAAGACACAATACGTCACGGCAAAGACCCTGAGAGTTTTCCTAAGAAGCTCACAGGCAGTCACAGTCTCAAGGCTTGGGGTCTACGGCTCGGAGACTATAAGGACGACTACGACGGTGGATGGGAAAACTACAGCCAAGAGATGATGGACTACTGTGTCCAGGACACCCAGGTAACCAAGGTTCTCTATGAGCACTGCATGGAGCGCGACTTCTCCGAACAGTCAATCGAGTTAGAACATTCGTTAGCACAGATATGTCATACGATTGGCAACAACGGCTGGACGTTTGATAAAACTAAAGCCATTGAGTTGTACTCTAAGTTAGCCCAGGAGCGTAATGACCTGGAGCAAGGATTAGACGAGTTGTTCCCACCCTGGGAAACCACTGAAGAATTCATACCTAAGGTAAACAACAAGACCCGAGGCTACGAGAAGGGTGTGCCATTTATCAAACGCAAAGAGATACAGTTCAACCCAAGCAGCCGACGTCATATCGAGTTCTGTCTAAGGCAGAAGTATGGGTGGAAACCAAAGAAGTTTACAGGCAATGGACATGCTCAGATTGACGAGACGATCTTAGGTAAACTTCCATATCCTGAGGCCCAATACCTGGCACGGTTCTTCTTAATACAAAAGAGAATAGGTCAGCTGGCAGAGGGTCCACAGGCGTGGCTAAAGAAAGTATCTGAAGATGGTAAACTCAGGCACACGATTGTGTCTGGGGGAACTATTTCTGGGAGAGCAGCGCATCGATCCCCTAATTTAGGACAGGTGCCAAAGACGTCGCTTGAGTATGGCGAAGAATGCCGCGAGTTGTTCACGGTTCCAGACGGTTGGTTCCTGACTGGTTCAGACTTGTCTGGTCTCGAGTTGAGGTGCCTTGCACATTACCTTCCTGATGGCGGTGAGTATGCAAAGCAAATGCTCGAAGGTGATATTCACACTGTCAACCAAAAGGCAGCTGGCCTTGCTACGAGAGATGAAAGCAAAAGGTTTATTTACTCACTTATGTATGGTGGAGGTGACCAGCTGATCGGTAAGATTGCTGGTGGTGGTGCCAAGCGTGGCAAGGAACTTAAAGCAGCATTTAATAAGAACATTCCAGCGTTTGCCACACTCAATAACAAACTCAAGGAAGCACATAACAAGCGAGGCCACATACTTGGTCTTGATCGTCGGAAACTGTACATCAGGTCAGAACACAAGCTACTCAGCCAGCTGCTACAAAGCGCTGGGGCAATCATTTGCAAGAAGTGGGTAGAACTGACCTTTAACGAAATCAACAGGCAGTTCAAAGACGACAGTTATATAGTTGGGTGGATACACGACGAGATCCAAGTTGCCTGTAAGACACAGGAGATCGCGGAGAATGTCGGTGATATCTCTCGACGAATGGCGCAAGAAACAGGCCGCTATTTCGAAACTAAAATCCCCATTGCCTCAGAATATTCCGTGGGCAGAACTTGGGCTAACACCCACTGATGTCACGGCTCATTTAGAGGCTGTTGTCACACTGTATGTCGTCCTCGACAGGGCGTGGCGAAAGCCTTTCACAGTATCAAGCCAGTTTGCACGTCAAGGTGCCTTCTACGTCGCTATAGCGGCCTCTGAGGGCATGATCACTACCAATGTTGGTGAGGACACATGGTCAAACCGCTGGCTCATTACTGAGTATGGCATGGAACAAAAAGGAGAATTGGATGGGCTACTTCAGAACATTCTTACAGTCGCCAGAGGAGAACACAGTCCTCTTAATTGACGGTGACCTGTACGCATATCGAGCGTGTGCAGCCGCCGAAGAAGAGATCGACTGGGGTGATGACATCTGGTCATTAGCTACAGATCTTAAGCAAGCAAAAGAGATCTTTACAGAAACTATTAGTGGCATCTGTGATGCACTCGAGGCCAAATCATTTATTATATGTCTTTCGGACAAAGACAACTTTAGAAAGACTATCGATAGTGAATACAAAGGTGGTCGTAAGAAGGTCAGGAAGCCCGTTGGTTATCCTGAGATGCTTAAGTACCTGAGCGAAACCTTTCACTGCTTTAAAGAGCCACTGCTCGAGGCAGATGACCTACTAGGTATCATGGGGTCAGCGCCTGGTCACAACACGATCATGGTGTCAGACGACAAGGATCTAAAGTGCGTTCCAGGTAAACTGTATAGACCTATGTCTGGTGAGTTCCTGACAATCAATCAGGCTGATGCAGATCGATGGTTCTACACTCAGACGCTCACAGGTGATGCTGTTGATGGATACTCAGGCTGTCCAACGGTTGGCATCAAGACAGCTGAAAAGCTGCTTGCCAGGTCATGTTCCTGGGACACGGTTGTCCAGGCATATGCAAAGCAGAAACTCGATGCAAACTATGCAATCACCCAGGCACGTCTCGCTCGGATCTTACGCTACGAGGATTGGGACACCAAGAACAACACCATAAAACTTTGGACCCCAAAGACATCACATAGAGGGAAAGCATCAGCATGAGCAACAAGAAGACCCTGTGGCCCAGCTGCACACCAGATGGATCATTAAACAATGTCTAATGAAGACAAAGTGGAAAGGCCCAGCCACTACACTCAGTGGGCCATCGAGCCGATCATATACATCATGAACAACGGGTTTGAATTCTGGCGTGGTAACATCATCAAATATGTTAGCCGCGCTGGGTCCAAGCTTTATGATGGACAAGACAAAGTACAATCCGAAATCACAGATCTAAAGAAGGCCATCCGTTACTGCGAAATGCGGATTAACCTTCTCGAGGGAAAACAGCCAAATGACATTCAGTAATCACAAGGACCACTTCGGTCCATCACTACCAATCTCCGAAGAAATCCATGCCATGAAGTATCGAGCGGAAGGGGAAGACTTTAAGCAAGCTATGGCACGGGTAGCACATGCACTCAAAGACAATGAACCACACTACCGTGCATTTAAGGACATCCTGTATAACCAGCGGTTCTTACCAGCTGGAAGAGTGCAGTCAGCAATGGGGTCTCCCAGGAAGGTTACACCATATAACTGCTTCGTCAGTCAGACTATCGAAGACAGCATGGAAGGTATTATGAGGGCTGCATCGAAGGCCGCTAGAACCATGCAGCTGGGTGGTGGCATTGGGTATGACTTCAGTACACTTAGACCTCGAGGAGATCTCATTAAGTCTCTCGACAGTAAATCATCAGGTCCTCTGAGCTTCATGGGTATCTTCGATGCTATTTGTAAGACTATTGCATCAGCTGGTCATCGGAGAGGTGCACAGATGGGTGTACTACGTGTCGATCACCCTGACATCGAAGAGTTTATAACCTCAAAGAACAACAGTACTGATCTAACAGGTTTTAACATCAGTGTCGGTGTGACTGATATCTTTATGCAAGCAGTGAAAGCTGGCAGTGACTTCGATCTTACCTTCGAGGGCCGTGTCTACAAGACTGTAGACGCTCGAGCACTTTGGGATCAGATCATGCGTTCTACCTGGGACTGGGCCGAGCCTGGTATCCTGTTCATCGATAGGATCAACAAGAAGAATAACCTGTGGTACTGTGAGAGAATTGCTGCAACCAACCCATGTGGTGAGCAGCCACTCCCACCAAACGGAGCATGTCTCCTGGGAAGCTTTAACCTGGTGAAGTACGTCAAGCACGTAGGTATTCACGCTGGTGAACGTCCGTTCTTCGACTACGTCTTATTTAACGATGACATCAGACATGTGGTCAGGGCGATGGACAACGTCGTGGACAGAGCAACGTATCCCCTGGACGAACAATACGTCGAAGCAGCGAGTAAGCGTAGGATGGGCCTTGGTGTGACTGGTGTGGCTAATGCTATCGAGGCACTAGGTTATGAATACGGGAGCTATGGTTTCCTGGAAGAGTTCAAGACAGTTATGCAGATGTTGCGTGACACGTCCTACAGGACATCAGTAGACCTGGCTATCGAGAAGGGACCATTCCCATTGTACAATGAACTCATGCTCGACAGTGACTTCGCTAAGACACTACCAGGAAGCATCAGGGAGTCCATCAAGAAGCATGGCATCCGCAACTCACATCTATTGTCAGTCGCACCTACTGGGACCATCAGCCTATCAGCTGACAACGTAAGCAGTGGGATAGAACCTGTGTTCAGTCATTATTATGACCGAGACATCCAGACATACGACGGTCCACGCAAAGAACGAGTAGAAGACTACGCATTTCGAGAGTGGAGTGTCAAAGGTAAGACAGCCGATGAACTGTCGGTGTTTGATCACGTCAAAGTGCTCAACGTCGCCTCTGCTTACGTCGACAGTGCTTGCAGTAAGACATGTAACGTCGGTGATGATGTGTCCTGGGAAGACTTTAAGAAGGTCTACATGGATGCCTACGACGGTGGTGCCTCAGGGTGCACAACCTTCAGAGCAAGCGGCAAGAGATATGGTATTCTGAATGCTGCAACCAGTGAGGACGTAGCTACTGAGGATGCACCTGAGGTGTCCCAAGTTGTGACTGAGGATGATGCATCTGAGGTTGGTGGTGCTTGCTACTATGATCCACTGACAGGTAAAAAGCAGTGTGAATAATGGGTCTTTTATTCACTGTAGTGAACTAATTTGCATTAGAGAGGCTAGTTGCATAGTTAGTTTATATGTAACTTATGTCCGTTGACTATATTAACTGTTGATCCACTGTGTTTCTCTCTTTTAGTCTATTGGGGTAGAAAGGAGAGAGACAATTATGACTGAACAACTCATAATAAAAGCACTACCGAGCACCACTGACGACTCCACATGGAGACAAGGTGCACCAAGCAGCTGGTTTAGAGGTCCACCCACAGTTACAGGTGTTTTCCAAGCATGACATTTGTATCAGCATTAGACTTCTTAGAACTTCAGATCATTGACTACTCAAAAGAGCCTGTAGTTGATGATTTAGACAACAGCCAGACAAGGTTCCTCAACTATTGTTTATCTACTCGAGTACGACAACTATTTATTATGTGGTGTATCCGAGCCGAGATGACAGACGCACGCATCAGTGTGAGGGATCTATTGCAAAAGAACTTCTGTAGCCGACCAGCGCTCGACACAATGATTACCGAGTGCTCAGAAGAGGGATGGATAACAGTATCGAGAGGACAGCATAATCACAGGCACCTGATAGCTACCGATCTACCAGTACGATTGTTTAAAGATTACTATCAGTTTTGGAAAGACCAGGTAGCCAACAGGGCATCCTCAAGTGAACGTGAAAGACCAAACAACATCAGGATGATTAACAAACAAGAGTATAAACGTAAGAATTAAGAGAGCCAGGGGCGACCAAAAGTGAACTATGGTCTGCTACCTGGCTCAAGTAAGCTATGTCAACTTACGTTTACTAGAGTTAATCATAGGTGACTGTATGTCTATACCTGAGTGTCGGATTACATGTCCGATGCCTAAAATAACTGTGTCTACATGGGAACATAAGATGAACATGTGTACATAAATGCAACAGGTACTAAGAGACCCCCTTACGAAGGAAGGGACATATGGTGCCAACCTAGAAATACCGATGACCGAACTGATGATGTTCCTCCCAACCACCATATGTATCATCAGTTCTCTCAGTGCATCACAGGTGACCGAACCATAGGTGTCTTAAGTGGCATACTCCCAGCCACATAAGTACAAGACATAGGTCGGTCACCTGTGGTCTAATACCACGAAGGACACATATGATATCTTTAGACATACAAACGAGCTACAACCTAGGTCAGGCTGGTGGTGACTTCAGCTGGACTATGGCTACTTCCACTAACGCTGTAAGCACGGAAGATAAGAAACGCAAGAGTGAACAGCAAAGACAACAAACGACTGACATCAGTGAAGACAAGAGTGGAGACTTGAGTGGAGACTTGAGTGGAGACTTGAGTGGAGACTGAGGTCCCGATTTGTCTTTAAAAGAAATGACCTTGGTCCAGACAACAATCGCCTAATGTCTTTGAACCAGGTCATCCCTACGCTTTTACCCTATGATCATTACGAAAGGTCAACGGATAGTGTATCCGATGACATATGCTAACCAATGATATCAATGACTTAAGTATAATCTAATGAAATGAATGTCTTTATTGGGTCCCATGTCACCAGGTTTGACCCCCCAGTGGCCTAATCAATCAATGGATTTCAAAAGACCGTTAAAGGTTGTTCTTGTTGTTGTTGTTGTCAGAACTTTTTAAGCAGAACCCCAGCCCCACAAAAGTCCCTCTTACGGTTCTTAGTAAACCCCCAGCCCCACAAAAGTAAGGAACTCACGTCATGGCCCTAGAGTCAGGAACCTATATCAACAGCCTCAACGCTAGTAACCCAGCGTCTACCGATGGCCTAGGTCAAGCCGATGACCACCTACGTCTAATCAAGAGCACAGTTAAGGCCACCCTACCAAACTTGAGCGGCGCAGTAACCGCAGACCACAGTGAGCTTAATGTTCTAGATGGCTACACAGGCAACACTGCCGACTTGAACATCTTGTCAGGGGCCGACACGGCTGGTGTCACATCCACAGAACTACAGTATCTCAATGGTGTGACCAGCGCCATCCAGACACAAATAGACACCATCAATGCAGCCTCAGGTTCAGCTAATGACTCTACAGTTACCATCCAGGCTGGCACTCTAATTGGGGGTGGTGGTAGCTTCACGACGAACCAGACTGGCGCATCTACGATCACACTCAACCACGATGCTGTCTCCCGTACCAACAGTACATCCAGCGCAGCCCCCTCAGCTGGCAGTACGTTCACTGTTGTCGACCAGGTAACCTCAGACAGCTACGGTCACATCACAGGCGTAAACACCAAGACTGTCACGATGCCAGACCCAGGTACAGCTATATCTCTTACGGACCTATCTGTAGGCTCCGAGGGTTCCGCTAGTGGCAACGGTGGCCTCAGTTACAACAACAGTACAGGTGTCTTTACCTACACGCCACCCACAGCGGCTGGCATAGGAGCCCTTACGGCCCACCCTAACATCAGTGCAGCCTCTAGTAGTAACAACAGCGGTGACACCTTCATCCAGGACATTACCTTGGACAGCAACGGTCACGTCACTGCCTTAGCTGTCGGGACTGCATCAGGTACCACTACAACCCTGGGTGCCGTAGGAACCTACGCATGGCTCGGTAAGTCTTCAACTGGTACCATCACAGCTGGTACGTCTTACGCTGGATCAGGTCTAAAGTACGCTGGTTCTGTCTCCACGTCTATTTTCAGCGACAATACAGCTATGGACATAGGTGGTGCATCCCCTAGTGGAACCTGGAGAGCTATGGGTGAAGCTGATGTCGCATCGTCAAGATACCCAGCAACACTATTTGTGAGGATTTCATAAGATGACTTCAGTAGCTACGATCACAGAGTATAGGAACGCGAGTTCACTATCAGCTGACAACACCCGTATGGATGTCGAGATAAACCACCCCGACTACGGTTGGCTTCCGTACACCATAGATCCTACCGACACAGACAACACTATCGACAATGCAGCCCTCCTAGCCCTCATCGGTTCCGACTTCAGTGCCTACGTGGCACCAACCCAGGAAGAACTAGATGCAACGGCAGCGGCTAACATCAGGGCCGAGCGTGACAGACGCCTAGTGTCCGAAGTTGACCCAGTCGTCAGTAATCCACTGCGCTGGAGTGCTATGTCTGAACAAGAGCAAGCTGACATAAGTGCCTACAGGCTTGCCCTGTTGGACGTCCCACAGCAAGCTGGGTTTCCCAACACAATATCCTGGCCTTCACTTGCGTAAATAAGGAACACCAGTTCATGCCAAACCTACCGATCCGAGAACTAGGCTCTGTAGGCGTAATAACTGACATTGACCCCTTCAACCTACCTATCAACGCATTCACAAGAGCTAAGAACGTCAGGTTTGACCAGGGTAACATCCGCCGCTCCCCGTGCTTTCGTGATGTCTCAACAGTAACTGGGTTTACACCAGTGTTTATCCACGGCGTCTACAGCGCCACGGGTTACGACACCGTGACTGTGGTATCTGATGACTTCGATGTCTATGAGTTCTCAAATGGAACCATAACCCTGGACCTCAACAGTTCATCAAACGCTAGTACAGCCCAGGTAACCGCGACATCACTCGCTAACGTCCAGTACCTCAACCGAGAGGACACTGCTCCAGTCTATAAGACCCCAGCGATGAACAATTACGCTACCCTGGTAAACTGGCCCTCAGGATACACCTGTGGTGTCTTACGATCCTACGGTGACTTCTTGATAGCTATGAACCTCGGGGAAGGTGGAGCAAGCTACCCAACCAGGGTACGCTTTAGTGACATAGCGCTGGCAAACAATGCACCAAGCAGCTGGGATGCAACGGATGCAACTAAGTCAGCTGGCTTTAACGACCTAGCCCAAATGAACACACCAATCATAGATGGTGCTACTTTAGGTTCTAACTTTCTGATCTACTCCAGCGACCAGGTATGGCTTATGGAGTACGTCGGCGGCACCTTCATATTTAACTTCCGTAAACTCTTTAGTGACGTCGGTGTCGTAAACCAAAACTGCATAGTCGAAGTCCAGGGACGTCATTACGTCTTTGACCAGGACGACATCTACATGACAGACGGTGTGTCTACCCAAAGCATCTGCGATGGACGTGTAAAAGACTACATCTTCTCCAGTATCGACACCAGCGCATTAAATCTATGCTTCGTTCAATATGACCCAGCGCGTGAAGAAATCTACTTCTGCTACAAGTCATCTGACGACATGGCTGAGTTTACTAACGGATCTGGATGCAACAGAGCAGCTGTCTTTAACTACGCCAGTAACACCTGGTCTTTCATGGATCTTCCTAACGTCTACGCTGGGACCAGTGCTAACGTCGACACAGTAGAGACCTATGCAACTGCCAGCACCACCTATGACCAGGCTGGTTCTACCTACGCTTCCCAGGACGCTGGTTTTACCCGTAATGTCTTGATGCTATCCCAGGCATCATCGAGCGACGGTCTGTCATCAAGTAACATCTTTGGTCTCGATGGTATCGACGAAGGATCAACTCTAGCTGGATCACTAAACACTAGCGCAACCAAAGCTATTAAACTTGAGAGAACAGGCATTGACCTGGACATAGAAGCCCAGCTGCCCCTCACAGGTTACAAGAACATCAGAAACATGGTCCCACAGTTTAACACTGTGTCTACCAACAAGACGTTCAATGTATCGATGGGAGCAGCCGACCTGGCAACTTCCAGCCCAACCTATGAGACATCTGTATCTCTAGATACATCAGTAGCCTACAAGGTCGACTCCAGGTCCTCTGGTCGATACTTGAGTTACAAGATTGAAACGCCCGACATAAAGGACTTTACGATCTCTGGTTTTGATTTCGACGTAATATCAACTGGGAGACGTTAATCATGGCAACAAACACAGTTACCGACGTCACAATTACAACATACGTTAGACGTCCAACTCCCGTAATGAACGAAAGCTTCAGATTGTACGTCGGACAAGAGTTCCAGGCAATCGAGGCTGCAATCAACAGTATAATCCAGGGTACTATCCAGGTGGCTGACAACCCACCAGAGAACCCCAAGAAAGGCATGGTCCGTTATGCCTTATCTCCCTGGGACCCATTAGGTGATAGCTCTACGGGGCTTGTCGTCTACAATGGCAGTTCCTGGGCATCCTTTAGTCCATCTACTTATGACGACTTCCCCAACTAACAATTAAACAACATGATAGGAGCATCCACATGGTTTGGCCTGTAATTGGTGCTGTCGTCGGCGGTATGATGGCAAACTCCGCTGCTAAAAAGCAAGCGAATGCTATTGATAGAGCAAACGAGCAGAACAATCAGTATTTAAATGCAGCGATGCCTTACATCAACACAAACCTAGGCAACGTGTCTGATGCTTATAGAGGAATGATGGAGGTTGGTCCATACCAAGGTTCGTTTAACGCTGGTCCAAACCAAATGCAGACTGATGCAAACAACCAGCTGTACGGCATGGGTAATACCTTGGTTGATCGTGGTAACACGATGTACAACGCTGGCATTAATTATGCTGCTCCAGGTATGAGCTTCGGCAACAACGCAAACGACCTATACAACCAGTTTACTGGCATGTCTAATACCATGCAAAACCGTGTTGGTCAGTTCGATGCACTGGCTAACGACCAGAGAAACTTAGCGAATGACTACAGCAACATCAGAAGTGGCATCGGTAACTATCGTTCTAACTTTGATGATCTAGCAGCAAACAGCCAGGGTGTTACAGATCGTTTTGGCACCTTAGCTGACAAGGCACTTAATGATGATCGATTAGCAACTGCAAGCCAGTACGCAACGGATAACATGAACCCTATTGTCGACGCCATGATGCGTGACGACACACGCCAGCTGACAGAACAGACGCTCCCAGGTATTAACCAGGCTGCATCAGGTTCTGGCAACGTCAACTCAAGTCGCGCTGGTATTGCTGATGCAAATGCCAACCGTGCATATCTTGATCGACGTGCAGACGTAAGCACTGATGTCTTTAACAGTCTACGTGACGCAAGCCTCAGCCAGCAAAACACCCAGTTTGACCAGGGCATGGCTGGCACAGTCAACATGGCAAACAACATGAACAACACAGGTGGTTTCTACAACGACGGTATGAACACCTACGTCAACCAAGGTAACATGACTGGCAACATGGGTACGGCCTACGGTAACGCTGGTAGTGCTCTGGCATCTGGTAACAACACCCTGACATCAGCTGGCAACATGTTGTCAAACGCTGGTGTGGCAAACAACCAGCTAGGCAATGCGTTTACTACAGGAATGAACACAGCTGTAACTGGTACAAACACAGGTATTACAGGTGCCAACACGGCCCTTGGCGCTGGCAACAACCAAAACACCTGGGATCAAAGACAACTAGATGCAGACCGCTCTCAGTATGATTACACAACAGGCTACGACTATAATTTAGGTAAAGACTACGGAAGCTTCCTGGCTGCTCCAGGCGTCTCAGGTCAACCCAATTATGCAGCTAACACAGTTAACCCAGCCGCTGAAACCTTTGCTGGTATGAACGCTGGTTTTGGCTTTGGTAGCCAATACGGGCCACAGATAGGAAGTGCTATAGGTAACTCCCCCTTCATGAACCCCTACTTTGGCTTCCAACCAGGCCAATTTAGCGTCGTATAGGAGGATACAGAATGAACCCAGCATTGATGAACCAACGAGGATTTGTACCACAGGGGTATCAGGTTGCCCCAGCGCTATCTCCTAACGCACAATCACAACCAGGAGCGCTGAGTGGAAACGCTCGAGGCTCAGTGAAGATGCCCATGTACCCACAAAACCAGAAGATAGGTCTTGGTGAAGCCATGATGCGGATAGGGACATCTGGTCTCGGTCAGTCTGCTACTGGTGGTGGCTTAGGCGTCTATAACGCGATGGGACAGACGTATGGCAACATCATGGACTACAACCGTGCTCGAGAGATGGAAGAGTATGCAGCCCGAGAAGCACAGGCCCTCGAGCAGCAACGTCGTTTAGATTTGCAGCGCAAGATGGAGCGAGAGCAGACAAAAGCAAATGAGCCAGATGTAGAGGGTGCAGCAAAGGCACTTGTAAATCTACAGACTGCCCAAGAAGTCCTACAAGGGTTTGATGACTTCGATGATGTCGTCGGTTGGAAGTCTATGATTACAAGAAAGTGGGACCAGTTAACTGACAACCAGCGTGAGAACATTCGACTTAAGATCGAGACGCTAAAGGTTGATCGAGTGCTTGCTAATATTGCCCAAACTAAAGGTGCAATCTCAGAAAGAGAAATGGACATCTTTATGTCAGACCAACCATCCTGGATGGCTGGAGAAGAGATCTGGAGAAACTGGATTAATGACTACATTGCTGCTCTTCGAGTAATGCACACCAACCTGGCAAATGGAACCACCGTCGATACTGGAGCAAGAATGAGCACCATGAGTAACAGCGGTGATTACAAGATAATTAGCGAAGAACCAGACCCTAATAAGTAGGAGCGGCTAATGGCTATATTTAGCATCCAAGCACCTGATGGTAAAACCTACCGTGTACAGGGGCCAAACCAAGCTGGAGCAATAGAATACCTTAGATCCCAATTAGAAGGTAACCAAAGTACGCAGCCTAACTACAATCCACCAGGCACAGGACTTGGTCGGGCATTTAAACGTGGCGTTAACAGAACTGGTCAGGCTTTTGATCTAGGTAAGGCGGCTATAGCAGCCAACACACTGCGAGGCATGGATGTCAACAAAGTTGAAACACTAGACCGTGCCCTCAAGCTTTCTATGCCCCCATCAACTTATGAAGCAGTTAGAAAGTATGCTTGGGACGGACTTGGCTCAGTTAAGTCAGAAGAAGATTTAGACAGATGGCTTAATAGCCTTCAGCAATTCGGAGTAGGCCCACAGAATATTGCTAAAATACAAGCAATGACAAAAGCGGCTGAGGAAGCAAAAACGGATTACAGACAAGAAGGCGGTAAGTTTGACCAAATAGAGCAAAGCGGAATTGAAGCATTAGAAGCTGCACAGAAGAAGCAGCAAAACATCGATGCCCTACCTATGTCTCCAACAGCACAAACTGGAGCACAGGACTTCCAAGATGCTGAGGGTGTATTAGATTGGGCTAAGAAATCATTTAAGAACCCACTAGGGGCTCTCGCGTTTATAGGTGAGATAGCAGCTGAATCTTCCCCCAGTATAGCCGCTGGTATTGGTACATCTATCCTTACGGGTAACCCTGTAGCTGGCGCTGGTGTAATGATCTTTTCTGGTGCACCTCAGACATTCAGCGGTGAGTTTGTAGACTTCTTACGCGAAAAAGACATCGACTTAAGCAATGCTGAGGAAATAGGGGAAGCACTGAGAAACGACGACATTTTAGACGAAGCTTTTAGTCGAGGTATTGAAGCGGCCGCCATCATAGGTTTCTTTGAAGCAATAGGCATGAAAGCTGGTGGTGGTATTCTACGTCAGACATTTGCTCAGTCAGCTACAGGTGGTGGCGGTGAGGCAGCAAAACAATATGCCCTCGATGGCAAGATAGTTCCAAAAGAAGTTGCCTTAGAAGCCGTAGCAGAAACAGCTACAGTTCCTGGTGAGGTAGCAATAATACAAGGACGCAGCCTATTTACCAAAGACGGTAACTTAGTTGACCCTAACAGCCTCAATGCCGACCAGAAGCAAGCAGCGGCAAGCGTAGCTCAGTTGTTACGTCAAATTGCAAACCAAAACGGATACAAATTGAATGACGTCAATGCTTCATCCTCACAGGGTGCAAAGCAAACATTAGAGGCGGCACACGAAAACATTTCAGAACAGTTAAAACAAATAGCTGGCAATAAAGCTGTCAAAGGTTTTCTGTCACCTAAAAATGCAAAGACATTAGATCAACTTATAGATGATTACTCAGCTGCCCAGGTAGCACTTCGCCAGGGTAAAAACAAAGTTAAATCTAAAGTTACTAAAGACAACTTTGATGCTATCATGCGTCTGCTTCCCGATAGCGCTGAGAAGACACAAATAGCCAACCTACTTAAAATGTCTAACCAGGTCACCGACTTATTTAACAATGGTCTAAAAGGTGGCTTAAGCCAGTACACAGATTACTTTAATCCACTATCAGTATCAGGCGCTGCTTACGATCCTAGGTCAGGAGCTAACGTAGTATTAGGTGGTGGTGCAGCCATAGCAACTTTTGGTAAAACCCTAATCATTCCAGCCGCTGGTCGAATAGTAGACTTCTTCACAGGGCGAAGATCTAATGTAGCCCGTTTCGTTAAGAAGAACGAAAACAGACTAGGGTTAGCAACACCTGATGGCCCGTCGTTAATTGAGCAAGCAGAACAAAAGAAAGCAACAAGCAAAGCTAGAAGACAAGCAGTTGCCAAAATAGCAACAATTCTGAACGCACCTAAACCAGGCTTTGTAGAGAACATCTTGTTAGGCACTGGTCTTGACCGCAACGGTCTCGAGACTGTCCTAAACAACATGGCAGCTGACTTTGCTAGTGACCCAGAGTTCACAAGCATTCTTAATGACATCCAAAGCAACCTAGACGCTGAAGGTGTTGAGTATCTTGATGTCTTAACTGAGATTATTCCTGTGATAGGCGCATACGCCCAGGCAAACTCACCTGACCTCATTACAAACACCCCAGATAACCCGTTACTAAAACGCGAGTTCGAAGGACCTAACGTAGACCCAACGTCTCCAACACAGCCTCAGAACCAAAGCGACTTAGATTATGGCCCTACGTACACTACACAGGAAAACTACAATCGAGGCATCGAGAATAACTTACAGTTCAATCGAGAGCTACAGGAAGGTGCTACATTAGATCAAAGCTTGTCTAGAGGTGACCGTGCTCTTATCATTACGTCCCTGGAGAACCTAACGAACAACTTAGGGTCATCACCAGTACCTACCGTACAGACTGAGATCCAAAAGCTACAGGACCTTGGAGTCTCACAGGAAGCTATCGATACATATGTTCAACCATACGTAGATCGTGTCATCAGCCAGCAAAGACGCAATGCTCCTAAGTTAGAAGAAGCGCGAATAGTTCCAGTACCTTTTAATAACTCGCGGATGCAAGAAATCTTCGGTGTCAGCGAACCTACCCAGGGCGGTAATTATATCGATTTAGATACCAAAGAAGACTTAACTGGTAACACCTACACAGGGGGCAAAGTTTCTATTGTCGATGGTAAGCCCGTTTTAGAAACACAGGACACTACAAGCGATCCAAGCACAAAAGCAGATGGGCGAATTGTTAGGGTAAACTTGTTCAAGCAAAAAGCTGGCTGGAAGTGGGTTGATAACGAAGACGGTCCTAGTACTATTGTTTCAACTGAAGTTGGTAATAAGCATTATTATTCTTTATCCTCTGACTTTCAAACCCCAGTTACTTTACAGACATACCCTAACAAACCAAGTGAGCCACGTCTCCGACCTACAACACAAGGCGAGGTGGTACTTGGTAATCAGGTAGGCAGCATAAATCTCAGAGGCAATATACGCCCTGTTTATGATGAAGTCCGTATTGTCTCAAAACAACAAAACAACACAGGCCCCATCCTAAGTCAGACACCAAACCCACTAAACATACCTACTGAGGATCTGTCTGCAACTAACTTAAACGAGATGCCATCAGCTGAAGATATAGCTCAAATGCGCGAGGGAACATATAAGCCCGAAACCAAGCGCACATTAGTTGATGCTGTCGATTACCTTAATAAGAAATGGCAGAAGGCTACAGGACGTACAGAGCCATTTGAGTATACCCCTGAGAACGTCGACAGAATAGCATCATTAATGGCTACTGAAGCTATGCAAGCTCTTAAGAACGACGGTAACGCTATTGGATGGTACGACAGAAAGCTAAAAGCAGCCAAATCTGTTGTCTCTCTGGTTGATCCTCGAGTTACTCAGTCACCAGACGCAGAAGCAGCATTTGATTTTGCCTTAGCAGTTACATCTAACGGTCAAGCAGTAGCTGATAACTTTGAGTATGCATTAGAGGTGTTTAGGCACTTTATGGACAATGGCGTTATGCCTACCGACACCTGGATAAAAGGTGGTGAGCGCAACAAGGCAATGATTGAGGCATTTACTTTCTTTAATACCTACAATGCGTCAGCTACAAACATGTCTATTCAAGACTTTTTAGACAGTGATTTTACTGTACGAGATCTTAAGGAGTGGGCAGCTGCGTTTAATGCAAGGAATGGCACTAAAATTAAGGTTCCATCATCTGAAGGCCAAAATGAAACAGTTAAAGGCTCATACATAATTGGACCTAAAATAGGCCAGGGCTTCTACCAAAACATTCGAGGAAACTATGATCCACTTACGATGGACATTTGGTGGATGCGTATGTGGAATAGGCTTGTTGGTCGTCCATTTAAGACACAAACTGCAAAAGCAGCTAATGAGGGACGCCAAAGAGTAAAAGAGGCCCTAAAAACTAAGAACCAAGATGCATTAGAGAAACGTCTTACTAATGAAAGTCTAAAGAAACTAGGATTAACGAGGGCATCCTTAAAAGATCAGGACACTTTTGATGAGTTTGTCATTGAGTTAGAAGCAAATTACCAGCGTTTCTTCTCAAGAAGAGGAAAAGAGCTAAAAGGCACTGGTAAGAAGGTTGAAAAGCCAGAGTTATTCCTTGCTACAGGCTCTTTAGTCAAGAATATTACGCCACAACTACAAGGGCAGCCAAAAGGCCCTGGAGAACGCTCTTATATGCGTACAGTTACTAAGGCTGCCATTGAAAAGCTACGTCAGAATGGCTATATGATAGATACAGCCGACTTCCAGGCACTTATGTGGTATCCTGAGAAGCAGCTGTTTAGAAAACTGGGTGTCGCCCCAGGACGTGGCGCAGATAATGACTATTTAGATGCTGCTAAGATGCTTGCAGCTAAGGAAGGGTTTACAGATGACCAAATTAACCAAGCACTCCCCCCATCAGACGGAGACGGAGCAGTCAATAATCAGTCAAATACCCCAGGACAAGATGGCCCAGGCAATCCAAGAGCTAGTCGAGTTAGCCCAGCGCAACAGCCCAGAGTTGCAGCCGCCCTCGCAGAACGTATCCAGGGGTCCGATAGGAGATCCACCCCGAGGGGCGCTGTCCCAAGCCAACAAGAGGTAAAACAGGCTGGTCAGGCAATAAAAGCAGTCTTAGAGATTGGTAAGCCTGGATCTAGATACGAAGATGGCATTAGAACTCTAGATGATGTTAGGAAACTTGCTGATGTCATTAATATATCGTTAGAGCTATTTAGTACCCAAGAAGCATTAGATGCTGCATATGAAACCGCTGGAGGTAGTGGTGGGAAAGTTGCTGGGTTCTTTCAGCGTAACGAAACGACGCAAAGAAGCCGAGCAGCGGTTTTAGACGAAGGCGCTGTAGACGTGCTTGGAGTAACAACTTCAGAGTTTGACGCATACATCACTGCATTACATGAAGTTTTACACGGTTTAGCCGATCAACAATATCACCCAGGTATACTAAATAAGTTTGGCACAAAGGCAGAGGGAATAACCAGGCCACTCCAAAAGGTAGGTAAGAACCCACTTACTGGGCGTATTGAAATAGCTGGTCACGGTTCTTGGGAGCAGTTTGTAGGACGTCTTTTAACTAACAATACGCAGACACCTAAAAAGCTACGCAACAAAGTCTTAAAAGAAATAAAAGACATGCAAGCGAAAGCAGACTTTAGGCCCGTTGGTTTCAGTGATACCAACAACCGTTCAGCAGTTCGAGAGCGTGAAGGAATAGCATTAGATCCTAACTATAAGAAGTACGTTAGGGGTGCACCTGAGATGGCTGTCGATCCTCTAATATTCTACATGAATAATCCAAAGCAGATGAAAAAGGATTATCCAGCGACTGCAAAAGCTATTCAAGGGTTCTTCCAATATAGCACTCGAGTACAATTCTTTACGCACCCACTAGCAATGGCAATGGCTGTCATCATGGCAGTAATGGCAAAACAAGACGAAGCAGCTGACGAAGAAGAGCGTCGTCGCATGATGCCACCACCAGGCGCACTTAATCAGCCAATGCAACCTGGAGCACTATCAGCATAATAACGTAAGGAGACGGTTAGATGGGTTACAAGCCAAACGTCCCCCGAAAGAAACAACCCCCAAAACCAAAGCTGATGCCAGGTCGAGCAAGACCAGCGCACAAGAACCCTCTCGCACTTCAGCATCAGACACCAGAAGGCCGAGCAAGGCATAGAGAGATGCTTCGGACCCGAAAGAATAAGGGCGGTCGACCACTAAACGTCCCTGACGGTTACACAAAGGAAACAATTAAGCCAATCGTTGACCAGGCAAAGAAGGACGCCAGAAAGGCGGTAAGTATTATGAAGAAACAATATGAGATCGATGACCCACGCGCCGAGGAAGCTCTAGAGACCGCA